CTTGAAACCGTCAATGACGTTTCTGCGCAAATCCATCGTAAAACATTGCGTGGAGGAGCAAACTTTATGGTCGTAGGTCCAGAAGTTGCTAATCTTCTTGAATTTACGAGTGGTTATCGTGCTAGTACGACTGCTGATGAAAATCGTGGTCAAGCTGGTGCCGTTAAAGTTGGTCAAATTAGTAAGAAATGGGATGTTTATGTAGATCCATACTTCCCACGAAATGTTATTCTTGTTGGACGTAAAGGCAATAGTTTCCTCGAAAGCGGATATGTATATGCCCCATATGTTCCACTACAAGTTACGCCGACCATTTTCGGTGTTGAAGACTTCGTGCCACGTAAGGGAGTTATGACCCGTTACGGCAAGAAGATGGTTCGACCCGATATGTACGGTATTGTTGTTGTAGAAGATTTAATTTAATCAATTTACTTGATTAGTAAATAAATTTTTGAGGAACCCTCACCTTTCTTATGATCGGTGGGGGTTTTCTTTTTCGTTTCTATTATGATTTAACTACTTACTTTACGGGAGAAATATATAAATGGCAGTTACTCAATTAACACCTAAAAGTACAAAAAGTGCCGTTGTGTTACCCTCAACGGGAACTTATTCAAACGTAAAAAGCACTTCTGTTCCATATGGAATTTATTTGAATTCGACGGATTTTGTTTCTGGAGCAGTTGATCAAGTTGCATTTACATATAAAATGCTTGGAGGGGATGTTCTTGATGTTGAATTAACCGAAAATAATATTTATACTTCTTATGAGCTTTCAGTTTTAGAATATTCTTATATTGTCAATAATCACCAAGCAAAAAATGTTTTACCAAATTTGCTTGGTGCAACAACCGGCACATTTAATCATGACGGAGAGCTTAAAGCTGGCGAATTATCATCTAGTTTAAGTGGAGAACAAGTTTCATTAAAATTTCCAAAATTTAAGTTTGTATATGGAAAAAGAGTTTCTGACGGGCTTGCCGATGGCGCTGCCGTGGGCAATTCTCGAATTTATTCAGCTTCGATTTCTTTAGAAAATAATGTTCAAGATTATGACTTGCAAGGCATTGTTCAAGAAGCTTCAACAGATGGCTCAACAATGGGAACGGATTTTGCTAATAAAGTAAAAAATAAAAGAGTTGCTATACAAAGAATTTATTATAAATCTCCTCAGTCTATGTGGAGATTTTATGGATATTATGGAGGTTTAAATGTTGTTGGAAATTTATTTACTTATGGACAATATTCAGACGAATCAACCTTCGAAGTCGTACCAGCTTGGCAAAATAAGTTGCAATCAATGGCTTTTGAGACAAATCTTTATACCAGGGCTTCCCACTATGCTTATGAAATAAGAGATAATCGAGTTAGACTTTTTCCTCCACCAAGTAATCCTGGTTCTGGGGCACCAAATAAGATTTGGTTTGAATTTTCAATTCCTGAAGATGGGTGGGCTGAAGAAAATAGTAGAAAAGACGGTGCAGACGGAATTAACAACGTTAATACACTTCCTTTTTCTAATATTCCTTATCAGAATATTAATAGCATGGGCAAACAATGGATAAGGAAATATGCTTTGGCAGTTTCGAAATCCATGCTCGGTCAGATAAGAGGTAAATTTGGAGCGGTTCCAATCCCAGGAGATTCAATTACATTAAATGCCTCTGAACTAATTACTCAGGCAAAAGAAGAACAAATAGAACTTAAAGACGAATTAAAAACTTTATTAGATGAATTGACATATGATGCAATAGTTGAAAAAGAAGCAAAAATGTCTGAAGATGCCAGCCGAATTCAAGTTAATGTTCCAATGGGTATATATTTAGGATAATGATGGTAATTGGTGATGGTAGATAATAAATGGAAAAGGCCGGATAATCCGCCACCACCACTTTTTTTTGGGGAAAAAGAAAGAGATTTAGTAAAACAAGTTAATGATGAATTAATTGAAAAAGTTATTGGCCAAACAATTCTTTATTATCCAATAAGTGTAGATCATACAAATTTTCATCCTTTATACGGAGAAGCTATTGAAAAGAGTTTTTTACCCCCAATAAGAATATATGTTTTAATTGAATGGGGAGAAACAACAACAACTACAACAAATTACGGTATTGATCGTATCTATAATTTAACTTGTCATTTTCATAAAAGAAGATTAACCGAAGATCAAGATTTATTTGTTCGTGAAGGCGATTTTATTTTATATGGGGGAGATTATTATGAAATAGTTACGTTAAGTGAACCGAAGCAATTATTTGGACAAATAAATCATATGCTTGAGATTTCAGCACGATGTACACGAGCACGCCAAGGACTATTTAATGGAGAGTAAATATGAGTAAATCAAACGAAATGAGGACTATAATGTCTTATAAGCCATCAACTTTTGAAACAATTGATCTTTCTTTGTGGAATTGGCTTAATGATAAAATGAATGTTTCTTGTACGACAAATAAGGGGTGGGAAAAAGTTCCTTGCGTATGGACCGCACCCGAACGGGCTTATCAAACAAAGAATACAACCTCTGATGATCGAAAAAATAGAGATATGAGAGATGCTGATGGTGCTTTAATTTTTCCAATTATAACTTTGACTCGAAATGGATTTTCTAAAGATCCGACTAAAAAAGGCATGTTTTGGGCTGCATTACCACCCGTAAATGATAAGAAAAATGGAACTATAACAATTGCTAGACGGATAAAGCAAGATAAGACAGCTAATTTTGCTAATTCAGATTCTTATAGATTAGGAAGTCAAATCGCAGGGACAAAACAAATTAATTTTCCTAAACCAAAAAATCAAAAAATTGTTTATGAAACTATAACAATTCCAATACCAGTTTATGTTGATGTAAACTATACAATTAATGTTCGAACAGAATATCAACAACAAATGAACGAAATTGTTCAACCTTTTGTAACTGGCATAGGCGGGATTAATTATTTGGTTCTTAAACAAGATGGACATCAATATGAGTCTTTTTTTCAAGCAGATTTTAATAGTGATAATAACCTTGTGGATATTGGAGATGAAACAAGAATTTATGAAACAACAATTGATATTAAAGTTCTTGGTTATCTTGTGGGTGGTGGAAAAAATGAAAACCACCCAGAAATTATTACTAGAGAAAATTCAGTGGAGATTAAAATGCCACGAGAACATGTAATTTTAGGCGATGTTCCAGACTGGCCTGATGGAAAATACCGTTCATGAGTATTCGTTTGTCTTTTTGAGATAGATGATACTATTTATTAAAGAGTTTTAAAGCATCGTAAGGAGAATTATATATGCCAGCAAGCAAGTATAGATTTGTATCACCGGGCGTTCAACTGCGTGAAATTGACAGATCACAAATTCCCGAAGAATCCGAATTAGTGGGTCCAGTTATTATTGGCCGTTCTTTAAGAGGACCATCTCTTCGTCCAGTAAAAGTCCGAGATTTCACAGAATTCGTTGAAATTTTTGGAGAACCGCAAGCAGGCGGCGTAGGTGGTGACGTATGGAGGGAAGGCATACATGGTCTATCACCTACATATGGCTCATATGCTGTGCGAGCTTGGTTAAGAAATAGCACTCCTTGTACATTTGTCCGACTTCTAGGAAAAGCACATTCGGCAGCTACAAGCGATGGAAAAGCGGGTTGGAAAATTGGTTCGGCCCCAGATTCAACTCGATCAACTGGTGGTGCTTATGGCCTATTTTTAATTCAATCAGGAACATATGGTGGGGTTTCGGCGGGGGCGACCGGAACTCTAGGAGCCGTATTCTATGTTGATACAAATGGCGGAACTATGGAACTTACTGGCACAGATTTAGATGGCACCGCTTCCCAGGGAACGGGTGTGTTTATCAAAAGTGCTGCTGCTGGTAAAACTTTTACAGCGGTTTACACAGACTCGGCTGGGGCTACGGCTAATACTTTTAGGTTTGATTTTAATGAAGATTCTGGAAATTTTATACGCAAAGTATTCAACACATCTCCACCACAGCTTAACAGCAATCTTTTTAGTTCAACTTCTTCATATTTTCTTGGAGAATCTTTTGAAAGAGATGTTTCCGAAAGAGTTGGCGGTGGTAGTCAAACAGGAGATGTTTTAGGGGTTATTCTTGCTCTTTCGAATGGAACTACCGATTGGAACATAAATCAAGTATCAACGCTCCCAGCGAGAACACCGTGGGTTATAGCTCAAGATAACGCTGGTTATTCTAATTATATACCTCAAAATGCAACAAAACTTTTTCAAATTGTAGCACTTGATACTGGTGAATGGACTCAACAAAACTTAAAAATTTCTATTACAGATCTTCGTTATTCAAATGAGCCTTCAAGCCCATATGGTTCGTTTACAGTAATAGTTCGAAAAGCAAGTGATAACGATTCATCAGTGAAGATAGTGGAAAGTTTTTCAAATTGTAATTTAAACCCAAGTTCACCAAATTATATTGCTGCAAGAATTGGCGATTCTCGTGCAGAATGGGATGATGAGGGTCGCCGATATAGATATTTTGGTCGATTTGCAAACAATTCTAGATATGTTTATGTAAAAATGAATTCAGCAATTGATACAGGCGGCCCGACACCCCAAACTTTAATTCCGTTTGGTTATCTTGGGCCTGCTCGATTTATGGGCTTTTCAGTCACATCTGGTTCGTCTGATGCCAAGAATATCGGTACGACGACATCATTTTCGAGTTGTATGGCGAAGGGCGGCGATATTGCAGGCCGTTCCGGGCCGACCGGAGTTTTTGCCGACGTTGGCGACAATGTCGGGTTCTCTGCGAGTTTTGTATTTCCAAGAACATATTTGCGTCCCGATACTACTTTCGGTAGTCTTTCAGACCCAACAGATGCTTTTTGGGGCTTAGATACAACCAAATCCGGAAGTAGTCTTCGATTTGACAGTGCTTATGCTGATGTTGTAAGAGGTCTTCCGGATGATTTACGAACTGATCCTCCTGCCGCACCCTCGGCCACGTCTGCGACAGAATATTCATATATTTTTAGTTTAGATGAAGTTTCACGATATGCAGATGTTTCTACAAGCACAATATCTTCATATGAAGCATATTATGTTTCTGGTTCAAGAAAAGCGGGTCGGTCTTTGTCAGCAACGAGTTCCACTGGAACAGGAAGTTACAAAAATACGCTTGATGCAAACTTCGATCAATTTACCGTGCCGATGTACGGTGGTTTTGATGGAGTTGATATTAAGCAAACAGAACCTTTTAATAATTATTATAGTGGAACACCCACACAATATAACTCAGCTAAATTTAATTCTATTAAATTAGCAATTGATTCGTGTTCTGACCCAGAAATTGTAGAATACAATATCCTTTCGGCTCCTGGTATTACAACAACAGGCTTAACAAATCATTTGATTGATGTCTGCGAGCGAAGGGCTGATGCACTCGGGGTTATAGATATTGAAGGTGGATTTGTCCCAGCACCGGATCGTAGTACACCAGGAAGTGATTCTGATGTTACTAATCGAGGAAGTGCTAATACTGCTGCTAATAATATGAAAGGAAGACAAATCAATAATAGTTATGCAGCTTGCTATTATCCGTGGATTCAAACCAGAGATGAGGAAACTGGAGTTCCATTTTTTGCGCCGCCCTCTATTGCGGCGATTGGGACTTATTCAAACTCTCAGGCAAAATCTGAATTGTGGTTTGCTCCAGCAGGATTTACTCGGGGAGGATTAACCGAAGGTGCTGGTGGGATTCCAATTATTGGTGTTACAGAACGATTAACTTCTAAAGAGCGAGATAAATTGTATGAAGTCAATATTAATCCAATTGCCTCTTTCCCGGCTGAAGGCTTAGTGATATATGGTCAAAAAACCCTACAAGCAACACGGAGTGCCTTGGATCGAGTTAATGTTCGAAGACTGTTGATTCATCTTAAAAAAGAAGTTTCACGGATCTCTTCAAGATTGTTATTTGACCCCAATGTTCAAGTAACGTGGGATCGATTTACTGGTCAGGTAAGACCACTTCTTGATAGCGTAAAACAACGTCTTGGATTAGATGATTATAAAGTTGTTCTTGATACAACAACTACTACTCCAGATTTGATTGATAGGAATATAATGTATGCAAAAATCTTTTTGAAACCTTCGAGAGCAATTGAATTTATTGCAATTGATTTTATAATTACAAACACGGGAGCGTCTTTTGAAGATTAATTTTCAAAAGACTATTTAGAGTAGGAGAAAAAAAATATGACTTTTTGGCAGGATTCAAGTTTAGAACCTAAAAGAACTTATAAATTTATTTTAAGTATTCCTGGTACAAGTGCAGGCACAAAAATAAGTAGATTTTTAGTTAAAAAGGTGGCAAAACCAAGTTGGGAAACAACATCAGTAGAACATAAATTTTTGAATCATACTTTTTATTATCCGGGTAAGACGACCTGGCAGCCAATTGAAGTAACTGTTGTGGATACAATTGATCCAACGGCAAATGCCACACAACAAATTATGAAAGTTTTAGAGGCGTCAGGATATGAACTTCCGCAGGTGCCCAAAGTTGTTGCTGGTTGGGGCACTGTTTCAAAGGCAAAAGCTGTTGATGATGGATTGGGTTCTGTCACAATTGATACTATTGATGCGGGTGGCGCAATTGTTGAAACATGGGTTTTAAATAATGCATGGATCCAAAAAGCCTCTTTTGGAGACTTGTCTTATGAAGATGAAGCTTTGCTCGATGTTACATTCACTATTCAATATGATAACGCATATGTTAATGTAAAAACTGGTGATGGAAAAATTCCAACAACTTCAGGCTAAAAAAGTCGATCATTCTCTGTTATAATATAAAAATGAAAAAAAGAGGTATATATGCCACGAAATAATGAGGACCGATTTGAAAATTTAAGCGGTGCTGAAGAAACTCCAACGCAAAATGTTAATCCACTTTTAAACTTTGTTATTCCAACTGAATTTGTTGAACTTCCAACAAAAGGTAAATTTTATCCATTAGAGCATCCTCTACATAATGTAGAAACTATTGAAATAAAATATATGACAGCAAAAGAAACTGATCTCCTTACTTCAACGAGTCTTTTAAAAAAAGGTATTGCAATTGATCGAATGTTACAAAATATCATTGTTGATGGTGAAATCAGGGTTGAAGATTTGTTTGTGGGTGATAAAAATGCACTAATAATGGCTGCAAGAGTTAGTGGCTTTGGCGAAGAATATGAGGCTGCGGTTTCTTGTTTGAGCTGTGCAAACTCCTCACGACAAAATTTTGACCTTTCCGATATGAAAGTTAAAGAATCTCCAGAAAACACAGATTTTTCAGAAAATGGAACATTTTTTATAACTTTGCCGCAAACAAATGTTAATGCTGAGTGTCGTCTATTAACTTCGAGTGACGAAAAAAAATTAATGGCAATGTCGGAAAAAAAGCAAAAATTAAAACTTGCAGAAACTAATTTAACGGATCAGTTAAAATTTTTTATAGTTTCACTTAACGGTGTAACTGATAGGAGCGTGGTTGATGAATTTGTGGATTTAATGCCTGCTAGCGATTCAAATTTTCTAAGAAAAAAATATGAGGAATTTCGACCTGATGTCGATTTGTCGTATGTCTATGAATGTGAATCCTGTAGTGCTGTTAATAATGTAGAAATCCCGTTCACAACCACGTTTTTTTGGCCTAGATAGCACCTATTCTGAATCTGTTTACGAAGAATTATTTTATTTAAAACAATTTGGTGGTTGGAGTTTTATTGAAGCCTATAATCTCCCACTACAGCTTCGAAGTTGGTGGGTTAAAAGACTCATAAAACAATTTGAACAAGAACGAGAAGCGATTGAAAAGAGTTCTTCAAAAAACCAACGCTAACTTTTAAAGCCCCATTTATGGGGCTTTTTTATTTCAAACAATGACTATTTACATTGTTGGATGTAATTAAATTTAATGGCACAAGAAGTAACAAATACGAAGATTCTTAATGATATTTTAAAAGAACTGCGAAAGCAATCAAAGCTTCGTCAACGGGATGACGCCACTGAACCGAAAGGTGGTCCTCGTGGCGGTGGAACAACTCTTGAGCAGCAACTTAAACAGTATGATGAAATTATTAAAAAGATTAATTCTATTAATAATGTACAAATAAATCAGATCACACCACAACTTCAGCTTGAATTGGAGTTATTGGGTCAACAAAAAGAAGCAATTGAAGAACAATTATCATCATGGAATAAATTCGGTAGCACTAAAGACAGAGTTCTAAAAGGTATTAAACAAATGCATTCTGGAATTACGAGCATGGGCCGGGGCATTAATAGTCTTTCTAAGGATTTTGCTAATTTAGATATGGGTGCTTTAACTTACGATGAAGTTAAAAAAGCTGCAAATACTTTCGACGAACTCCAAGTTAAAGTTGCAAAAGCCACGGGGCAAGGAAAAATATTTACCAAAAGAATTCTCGAAGCACAAAAAAGTCTAATAAAACTTGGTGTGACAAATGAACAAACGGCGGAATCATTTCTTGAACTTTATGGAGGGATGGCCGACTTTTCATTACACGCTCCAAGGATTCAAAAAAATCTTATGGCTCATGCTGTAATGATGGAAAAACTTGGAATCTCTTATAAAGATACTGGTTCTTTTATGAATATGGCGACGAAGTCAATGAGATTAACATGGTATGAAGCAGTACAACTCCAGAGAAAATTAGGAAAATATTCTATGGCCTTGCGGGTGCCCTTTAAACAACTTGTATCAGATTGGGCGTTAGCGTCACCAAGACTTTCTCTTTATGGCAATAAAATAAATGACGTTTTTGCACGTCTTGAGGCTCAATCAAAAGCTACGGGAGTTGGAATGAGTGATCTGCTTGCAGTTACGCAAGGATTTGACGAATTTGAAAGTGCAGCCAAGAAGACCGCTATGTTGAATGCGGTTTTAGGGGTAAATTTAAATATTATGGATGTAATGTATGCAGACGAACCCCAGCGAATTTCGATGATTCGAAATGCAATTAAAATGTCTGGAATTAATCTTGATACTGCTAATAAGTTTCAATTATTGGCCATTATGAGTCCTCTGGCAATGAAAGATGCAGAAAAGTTTAAGAAATTATATGGTGGTCATGCAAAAACCATGCAGGAAATACAAAAGTTGATTAAACCGGAGGTCGTCGGGAGACAGAAAATTGGCAAATCAGTTACTGATTCTGTAACTGCACTTGAAAAGGTGAAAAGCCTTCAGGAATCAATAGTGAATATTGCTTCTTACGAAATGTTGTTTGCTTTGTCTGAACAAGCTAAAGCATATACCACAAATCGTGACTTACAAAAATCATTAGCTCAGTCTGCTCAAGCCTTGGGGAGACATTATAATCACATTGTTCAAAAAACGACCGAGTGGACCATAGGACTCGGTGAACGAGGGGTGCTTGGAGCATTTATGAAGCTATATGGATTTTTGAATCTGTGGGCAAATAAGATTGGGGCACCACTTGGGGAAATTGGCACGGGTGCGGCAGCATTGGTCACCGGCGTAGGTGGCACCATCGGAATCCAGTCTTATCTAAAGAAAAAAGCAACGCAAAAAGCAGCGGAAAAGCTGTTATTAGCGGGCGGTGCGACGATGGCAACACAAGTAACTCGGGCAGCCCTCTCTCCTGCAATGATTGCAAGAGGAGCTTCGCCTCTTGTTGCGGGCGCAACTTTGGGCGCATCAGCAGCGAAAGACATTAGTGATATATATGGCTCATTTAGTAGAGGAGAAAATATTAAAAAAGAAGATACATATGCCCTGGCCGGGTTATCGGCGGGAGCCCTTGGTTTGGGGATCGTGAGTGCAGTTGTCGCAGGCTTGTTTACTGGTGGGACAGTATCAATACCAGCATTTTGGATTGGTGCAGGTATCGGTGGTGGCCTTGGAGATGTTTATGGAACGGCTAAAGGCCTTGAAGCCGACCGGCGTGAGGCTGAAGCGGCACGCACAAAGGCTGCGCTGACAGCAATTTTACCACCAGGACAAAACTTGGCGAACTTCCAGGCTCAATATTTGGGTCGGAGAGGTCCAACAACAGTAACGCTTGATGAGCCGTCTATTCGAGCAATTTCAAATATTTTAGGTGAGACAGTTGGTAACATAGAAATTCAAACTAACGTTAATCTAGACGGCGAACAAATAACTTCAACAATGATTTCTAAATTAGAAGAAAGAAATCCAATGAGAGGGCCTTTCACTAATGTCGGCGGAGAACACCTCGGTTAATAAACAAAAGGAGAAATAATATGGGATGGGGAAGTGGTGGAAAAGAGGATTTTGAAAAATCTTATGATGATTTTTTTAGTTGGGGAAAAAGAAAGCCAGAAAAAATTAATATAAAAGCTGAAGAAAAAAGAACTCAGAGCAAACATTTTATTTACGGGGATGAATCTGATAATCTTGCCAATAATCATTATCAATATCTTGAGTTTTATCATGTCCCGAGCAATTATTCCGTTGCTTTTAAAGCTTTTATTGATAGTTTTAATGATGTTTATAAATCAGATTGGAAATCTGAAAAAGTCTATGGGCGCATGGACCCAATTGCTAATTTTTCAAGAACTTCTCGAAAAATATCTGTGGGATTTAAAGTCGTTGCGGCAAGCATCCAAGAAGCCGAACAAAATATGCGACGAATATCTCTTTTAATACGGATGCTATATCCATCTTATAACAAAGAAGGGTGGGCATTCGAGCCCAACCGCTCTGCACCCCCATTTCAATTGGCAACAATTAAAGGTGCTCCAATTTTTAAAGTAAAATTCATGAATTGGATATCAGCACCTGGCGAGCATCGAATTGGTGGTGATGCAAGTGATTCAGGATTAATGGGGTATTTAGATGGTTTGTCATTTAAACCAAGAATAGAAACTGGCGTTTTCCAAAATGGACTTCAAATATATGCGAAAGAAGTAAGTCTTAATTTTAACTTGAATGTTATTCATGAAACAGATCTTGGGTGGGAGGACGCTATAGACGAAAAAACTCTTAATTCCGAAGAAATAGGCGATTTTAAAACGTTTCCATATGGTTTTGGGAAATCTGAAGGATTAGGTTTCAAGATACCTCAAAAGGGCAAGCGAAAGGAAAAATTTGATAATCTTAGAAAAGCGACTCAAGCAACAATAACTGGAGGAAGTATAAAATGATTTCACGGTACGATGCTAGAAGAATTTTTATTAATAGAAATAATAAATATAATGATTTTTTTACAAATCGAAACGTTAAGCACATAAAACAATATGTGACTCCAAACTTATCTCATCCTACAGCTAGCGAAATTTTAAATTTACGAACCATAAGCCATGATTGGAAAATTGGGGATCGATTTTGGAAACTTGCGGCAAAGCATTATAATGGAAAAGCACACTTATGGTGGATTATTGCTTGGTTCAATCAAACACCTACAGAAGGACATATTGAGATTGGAGATGTTGTCTACATTCCGCTCCCATTAAATAAAGTTCTTAGTTATTTAAGGATTTAAAGTATGACACGACCGGGATCAAATAACCCCGATGGGGGAGTCGCACAGGATGCAGGCTCTGTGGATGCAGGAGCCGATTCGGACGCTGGTCTTGGTCGTGATGCCCAGGTTGCCAAGAGAAGTGGGCGCTATCCTGGCGAACTCGCAGGACAAGCTGCTGCTTCAGCGACCACCGTGGTTGACACTGGCCCCAATCAAAGCTTTGTGCCCGACTGGTTGACCAAAAAACTTCACGAAGAATCAAAAATAAGTCACATCACATTTAATGAACAAGCTTTTTTATGGGACTTTATTGAACTGTTTCAAAACCTAAATCCTATGGCCCCAAAACCCGAACCATCAAATAAAAAAACATCCGACGAGACTGAACCAGAAGAACATTATGAGTTGATAAAACCTGGGGACGAGGTGGCGGAAAGAATAAAAACCAAAGCACCATATAGTTATAGTAATTTTACTCAAATTTCAAATCCCGAACCTAGCACCACACTTAATCAATTGGCGGGTAGAGGGGTGGATTCTTTGGATGGACTAACAACGGCTCAAATATCTTCATTAACTCCTTATATTAGAATTTATAAAGTTATTCCTTACATAGATGAACAGACACTCAAGCCCAAAGAAAGAAACATTCTTTTTCCTTTTAGTACGCATACGACCGTTGAATCCATAATAACCAGTCTAGAATCCCAAGGCATCGATGCTGGCATTAAAAGCATTCAGTTTAAAGATCTTGGCACCAATCCAGAAAATGTTGGATTTGCGTTTCAAGGCACTATGAATTTATATTTTCAAAGTTTTGAATCACTTTTTGTTCCAAGAAGCGTTGACAACAATAAGCTGACATTTTTAGATTTATTAGATCATAGTTCAGCATTGGGAGTTCGAAGAAAAGCACCATCTGATATTGACTCAAAAGCTTATTCTACAAACTTAAATAACACTGAGGGTTTCAAGATAAAATTAGAAATAGGATGGAATGCTCCAAATGGCGAATATTGGAAACAGGGTGAAAAACTTCCATCTGGATTTGCTGACAAACTTGAGAGACTAAAACGTTCATATATAATATTACCTTATCGGCAAGAAATAAAAATGATTAATGATACTGGAGGGGCAATTGATTTAAAAATTTCATTTGCCGCTCGCATTGAAGCTATGGCCGAAGCCGGTGCCGGTGCAGACTTACTCAGTATTAATGAGTTTGATAATAAAACCCTTGAGGTGCAAAGAGGTGCCCAAAATACGCTACGAGATTTAAAAAAAAGAACATCACAAATAGCTGATCATCCAGATTATACGAATGATATTGTAAAAGAAATTCAATATCTGCAACAAGAACTGGGAGAAGCTACAACTCAACTTCGCTCATTAACATACGAAAGAATATTTAAAGCGTTGAGAAAATCTAGTGTTGGAGCAGATAACCCGAATAAAGAACGAATATTTTTTATTGACTTGGATGAAAATGACATTAGAACATACAAATTAATGCTTGGACAAGCTGTTCAAGCGAATAAAAATATGAAAGCAGATACCAAAAATAAACAAGCCCGAGATATAGAAGAAGAAGTTGAAAGTTATCGACAAGATCGATTAATAATGAAAAAGGCAATTTTTAAAAACATAGTCGATGCCCCAACTGGTGAAAATTCAGATTTTGCTCCGTGGTTACCAAAAAAAGATATTGTATCGGGAATGAAAGAGAATCAAGAAGCTGCTAATCCTTCTGGAAATAATGCTGGAAGTTCTAGTGGAGTAGAATTGGTGGGTGGTAAGTATCGACTGCATTTTTTCTTTTTAGGAGACTTATTAGAGGCTGCTATGTCAATTCTTTATAACACGGATAAGCCGATCCCAGAAGCCGATAAAGTATATGAAGAATATGTTGATCCCAAAACCGGAATGGGTTATTCTGAGCAACCACAGGATCAATCTCGACGAGCAAAAAGTGATAAAATGAGAAAAGAATTAAGATTATTGACTTCTCCTTTCATTTACACAGATCCATCCTCAAAAAAAGAACTGATCATGGATTTAGCAGATATTCCAGTTTCTTTAAATTTTTTTAATGCTTGGTTTTTTGATAGAATTATATCTCAACGGAAAGATCATTATTTTTTACGTAATTTTTTAAACGATTTATGTTCGCATCTTTTAGATACGGTTTTATCACCCAATGTTTACGGAGTTTTAGCTGGATTTAATCAATTAAGAGCTAATGTTCAGTCTATTACGGGAAAGAAAGATGATTATTTGGATGAGGTGTGGGACAATAAATCATGGATAAAAAGAATAGATATTGATGATATTCGCAAAGGAAAAAGGGGGCAAGGAAACTCAACGACCGAGTGGCTATATCTAAGTATTGTTGGAAATCAAACTAGGTTTTTAATAGGGAATCATTCCTCTGATCAGAGCTTAAGTGTTCCACACCTTTTTGTGGGTGCAGATACGGGCACCGTAAAAAACATCAATTTTTCTCAAATAAAAATTCCATATTTGTTGCCAGCATTACTTCGAAAAGAGTCACAATCTATACGAGCAAATTTAATATTTGCCGAACGATATGATGCAACTTTAAAATTAATTGGTAATCCTGCTTATAAACCAGGAATGTTGGTGTTTATTGATCCAAAAGCCTTGGGTTTAGGACTTACACTCAATGAAAATCAAGCGTGGAAGGCAGATATAGGAATTGGGGGATATTATTTTATTCATAGGGTAGAACATACAATAAGTGCTGAAAAATTTGAAACAAAATTAACAGCAATTTTGCAAACTTCGGTTCGTACAATAAATAGACAAATTAGGGATGAACTTGCCCAAAGCGGGATGCCTGACGATGATGGGCAAGGGGACGAAAATGAGGAAGTTATTTACTAAAAAGGAAGTATAAGACAATATGCCTAAATATTATGACAAAACTCCCCCTCGTGGGAAAAACTCATTAAACGCTATGGGTCTTTTTGAACAAAGACTATATTATAAAAATGATATTTATCCTGTTTTAAATAGAGATGGGTCACTTGTTTCAAATCCAGTTGATTTGTGGTATGATCGACACCTTTTTGGCAAAGTTGATGTAAATGGAAATTCTATTTATATTAGAGAACCATTTTTGAAACAATTAACTTCTGGGGATCAAAATGTCTGGGCATTAGATTTTGTAGTAGACGCTTTTA